AAAATTTTGGATTTAAACCAAAAGCGGGAGATCTTATTATATTCCCTGGAAACAATGCGTACCAACATGAAGTTACGGAAGTTATTTCTGGTAAAAGATATACAATGCCAAGTTGGTATAGTTTTGACATTAAAGATGTGTCAATCAAAACTGAAAAAGAAGGGTTAGAAGGATTATTAACAAACTCAAAACAATTATGGGATAATGATGCAGGAAAGGTAGATCTATAATGAAAGAAGAAGATTTTATGTTTATAGATTTAATTGAAAATGGAGCCATAGAGTATGCTGGTTTAAATGAAGAAGGGGAACCAATCTATAATTTTACCGATAAATTAAAAGATATTAACCCAGACCTGTTTGACATACATCAAACACAGTTAAATCGTGAAGTTATGTTTTTATGGGAGCAGGGTTTTATTACAGTTGATCTGTTACAAGATAATCCAGATGTTGGATTAACAGAAAAGGCTTTTGATGAAAATGCTATTTCTTGGTTGGACGATATCTATAAAACAGTTTTAAATGAAATCAAAAGAATTTTATCGCAACAGTGATACAATAGATACATGAATCAAATTGTTCTTTTATTGTTGACAATTTATGGCATTTGGGCTATACTTTATACAGTAAAGAAACAAGAAAAAAAAGTTTTACCAAAAATTAAATATAGTCAGACTAGGATTCACAGTATTATTTCTAGCCTTTTGCCAGAAGGTATAGAGATAAAACGTGTATCTCAAACTACAAAACTGAAAGAAAAAAATACCTTTCGTGTTTTAGTTGTTGGCCCAACTGCTTACTGGGTAAACAATAATGTGTTTTATCAAGCAAATGTAGAAGAAGGCGAAGTCGATAGGGAAAATGCAAAACCAATTGACTTTACAAATATGGACAACAAAGAAATAGCAAAGATGTTAGACATACTAGATCACCTAAAGAATGGAAAAAGAAATGAAGGTCGTAGTACAGGGAACCAATGAGTTCGATGAGTATTCTGTTTTCCTTCGTTCTATGGGTGTAATGATGTCTGGTTTAAAAGAAACTGATCATGAGTTTATTGTATATTCATTAGGACCATCAAATGTAAATGATTTTGCTTCTGAGTTTTGTAATGTTTCAGAACGAAATCTAAAGGCTAGAGGAATCAAAGTTAAGTTTATCAAGGTTCATTATACATGGGTCGAAGAAAACTTACATGAAATTGATTACTTTTCCTATCTATCAAAACCAAACCAGGCATTATCAAATGTAGCAAAACTTGCACAAGCGCAAGATTTTGAATTTGGAACATTCCAATACTAAGGAGTAATAATGATTGTAAATAATTTAAAACAAATGGAATCAATTGTTTCCATGAATAGCAAGTTGTCTTGGGATGGTTGGGATGTTCTTGAACTAACTCCATTAGATTCTGCTGCCTTTGAAAAAAACGGAGTATATAAAAATAATAAATGGAATATTCAAAAAAGGTATGTAGCAAACCGTAATGGCTGGACTATGCCAGATAAGTACAAACAGCATGAATAAACATTTATGGAAAGAAAGTGCTGCCTGTAAAGACTTTGATACAAATCTATTCTTTGATAAGTATGAGGAAACTCCAGATATTCGTCATGGTGTTGACAGTGTTTGCCTAAAGTGTCCAGTGGCAGCAACTTGTTTTGCTGTTGGAATATCACAAAAAGAATATGGAATTTGGGGCGGTATTTATTTAGACAAAGGTAAAATATCCAGAGAGTTTAATAGTCATAAAACAAAATCTAAATGGTCTGAAATATGGCAGAATTTGACAATGAGGTAGTTATGTATGAAAATATAGATGAAGTGATATATTCAAAAGGTGTATTATTAGAAAATTCGTATTCCGATGAAGAATTATTAGACCATGTTTGGGCTATTTCAAATGGTAAATTTTTACATTATGATATTAATGTAACAAAAGAATTTTCAAATGATCTTGGAATAACTTCAATTGTTCCTATAGTCAATAATTGTAAAGTTATATTAATAAAAAATAATAAACAGCAATTATTTTTTTTAGACATTAAAGATGTATTGTCGTTTCCAAGTTCTTATAAGTTTGAAGTAGATTTAAAAAAAATTAAACTTTATAATTTATCAATAATTCCAAAAATTGAACATGGGGTAGGAAATAAAAAATTTAAAGTGTTTGTTGATTTTAGAGATAGGTATTCTGTAGAAATTTTAAGTAACTCTAAAGAAGAGGCAATAGAGCAGTCAAAAACAATTAATTTATCATACTGGAGTCACGATTTTGATCCTTTAAAAAGAATTAAAAGTGGTGATAATGTGATAAGAATTGTTCGTTTTAGTCATTGGGATCATGATATGATAGAGGCAGAGGAGTTATAAGATGCATGATTCTCTTGATCCTATAAAAAATAATGAAAAATCTGTAAAGTTTTATAAATCTGCCACTGTTCCATTTAAAAATTTCCTTCACGAGTACGCTCACCTACACAAACTTGATCCCGTTTCGCCTCTTGAGGATAACAAGATTTATGAAAATGGATCAGATGAATTAAAAAAAATTTTAACATTAACAAAGAATTTTAACAATTTAGAATTAATAGACAATAAAGAAAAAGTGTTTATTTTTTTAACACCTCAGATATTTCATTTTATTGTAGATAACTTACAGCCAATCCTTTATCATTATAAACGTAACAATTATACTAAATTTATTATAGATACAAAAGATATTGGCAGAGATCATCCACCTCACTTAGACATGTTAGACGTTTTAACCCGTTTTTTAAATTATTTAGAGGCAGACTATTGTTTTGTTGATAGCACTTATTGTAATATTGTATTGGACAATGTTTTTTATCATTCCCAGTTTGGCAAAACAGAAAAATATTTATTTGAAATACAAGAAATAATTAGAAAATCTTATAATATAAACAATCATGTAATTCCAAATAAAAAAATTTATATAAGTAGAAGTCTGGTAGATATTGAACGTGAAGGAGACAGCAGACATGATATTAGATTACATAATTCAAAAATACTAGAAGATTTTTTAATAGAAAATTCTTTTTCTATAATATTGTTTGAAAATCTTTTCTTTGAAGATAGACTTAATTTATTAAATGAAACTAAACTTATTTCAGGAGTAAGTGGGTCTGGAATGATGGGCGCATTGTTTATGCAAGAAAATCAAACCGTACTTGAATATAGTAAAATGCTTCCTGATACAAAAGTCTTTGGCCAAAAAAATTTACATTTTCAGTATGAATCACTTGCTTATCTTAAAAAACATTTATTTTTATCTATTAATAGTGATCCATATGCTGAAAATGTTATAAAACAAATAAAAAATAATAAAACGTTAATGAGTTTAATAAGTGAATAAATTAATTGTTTTTGATCTTGATGGAGTGTTAATTGACAGCAAAGAAATACATTTTGTTGCATTAAACTGTGCCTTAAAAAATGTTGATAAAAAATATATCATATCAAAAGAAGAACATTCTAAAATTTATGAAGGCCTACCAACGAAAGATAAGTTAAAAATTTTAACAAAGAGTAAAGGTTTAGAACAAAAATACTATGAACAAATTTATACTGAAAAACAGAATGCTACTAAAATTGCATTAGATGGTCTATCAATAGATTATGAACTTATTGATTTGTTTAAACATATTAAAAAAAATAATATGTTTATATCTGTTGCAAGCAATAGTATAAAATTAACAATTGAAAGTTGTTTAAGATCTCTTGGAATTATTGACTTTGTAGATTATATAGTAAGCAGCGAAGACGTTAAGTTTGCTAAACCACATCCAGAAATGTATTGGAAGACAATGTCATTTTTTGGTCTTTTGCCAGAAGATACAGCAATATTTGAAGATAGTATTGTTGGAAAACTTGCAGCAATAGATAGCAAAGCAAAACTTTTTGAAATTACAAATAGATCTGACTTGTGTTTAGAAAAAATAAATATTGCAATTGATTATTTAAAAAATTCAAAAAGTATGTGGAATGATAATAGTTTAAACGTTTTAATTCCAATGGCTGGAATGGGTAGTAGATTTTTTGATGCTGGATATTCATTTCCAAAGCCATTGATAGAAGTTGATAATATGCCAATGATACAGGCTGTAGTAAATAGTTTGGGTATTAATGCAAAATATACTTATGTTGTACAACAAGAACATTATGATAAATATGGTTTAGAATACTTGCTTAATAGAATTACACCTAATTGCAACATAATAAAAATAAATGGAATTACAGATGGTGCTGCAAGAACCTGCTTAATGGCCTCCGAGTATATAAACAACAATAGTCCACTTTTTATAGCAAACTCAGATCAAATTGTTGAATGGGACAGTAAAAAGTTTTTATATGATTTATATAGCAAGAATGCAGACGGTGGAATAGCAACATTTAAATCATCACATCCAAAGTGGTCTTATGCAAAAACAGACTCAGATGGATTAGTTTTAGAAGTTGCTGAAAAAAAACCTATAAGTGATAATGCAACGGTAGGAATATATTACTGGAAACATGGCTCAGACTTTGTAAAATATGCAAACCAAATGATTGATAAAAATATTCGCACAAACAATGAATTTTATGTTTGTCCAATATTTAATGAAGCAATTCAGGATGAAAAAAAGATTTATGCTTTATCAGTTGAAGAAATGTGGGGAGTTGGAACTCCAGAAGATTTAAATTATTATTTATATAATAGGAATAAAAATGATTAAGATAGCACATAGAGGAAATGTTGATGGTCCAGGTCCATTAGAGAATAGTCCTGGGCTTATTTATCATGCAATACAAAAGGGATTTAATGTAGAGGTTGATATTAGATTGATAAACTCTACTTGGTATTTGGGTCATGATTTTTCACAATATCCAGTAGGAGATATATTTGTAGATAATATTAAAGATGTAGCCTGGTTTCATTGCAAAAATATTAATGCTTTAAATGCATTAGATAAAAACAAACATATGTTTTTTTGGCATCAAGAAGATGATTTTACATTAACAAGTAACGGATATATATGGACATATCCAGGAAAAAATGTTACAGAAAAATCAATCATAGTTGACTTAAATTTAGATTATAAATATAATAATGTTTATGGAATTTGCACAGATTACCCAAGTCTGGTAGAATAGAATAGTGTATACAGAGGCAATGAAACGAGCCGTTAGGTCTATTGCTCCACCAAAAGGATTTGGCGTAGATATTATTGATAATGAGCATTTTATTACAGTAAGAGCAGATGAAGCAAGTTTTATGAAGTTATTTGACAGAGATAAGAGGCTTGCTGTAGAATATATGGTAAGGGTTAAAAAAGCCTTAGAAGAAAATGGGGCTATAGTTATGTTAGTTAGGACGGGTGGAAAATGATTATACAAATAATTGGTATTCCTGGATCTGGTAAAACCACTTTGGCAACAAAACTATCCTCTAGAATTAATGCTATTCATGTTAATGCTGATTATGTTAGGTCAACAATTAACTCTGATTTAGGATTTTCTATAGAAGATAGAGTAGAGAATGCTCGTAGACTTGGTGCTATTGCAAGAATGCTATCAGAACAAGGTCAGGTTGTAGTTGTAGATTTCATTTGCCCTACCGAAAAAACAAGAGATGCTTTTGGCAAACCAAATATTTTAATTTGGATGGATAGAATTAAAGAAGGAAGGTTTGAAGACACAAATAAACTTTGGGAAGATCCCATTCTTTATGATGAGTCTTTTGACAGTACAATAGAATCAGATGATAGGGTACAATATATTATAGATAAGTATAATTTACCAGACTGGAAAGCCCCTACAACGCTAATGCTAGGTCGTTACCAGCCTTGGCATGAGGGTCATCATGCATTATACTTTGAAGCAAAGAAAAGAACAGAACAGGTGGTGCTTGGTGTTAGGGATACTCAAGGGACTAGCGAAAAAGATCCGCTCTCTTATGAAGAAGTTAATGGATACATTAGGCAAGATGCCAGTTTAAATTTTCCATTTGTAATTAAAATGCCCAACATAACAAACATAGTTTATGGACGTGATGTTGGATATAAGATTGAGCAGGTTGGTTTAGATAAAGATATAGAAGCAATCTCTGCTACACAAAAAAGAAAAGAATTAGGATTATGATTATCAAAAAAATTGTATGCAAATTTAAAGGTCATGTTCTTGTAGATGCTGGAGCATGTCCATTTACTGGTAATACATATGTTGGCTGTACTCGTTGCAATACCCTTAAGGTTGTTTAATGCAAACATTTCTTCCATCTAGTAATATTTCATATACCGCAAAATCCTTAGATAATAAGAGACTTAATAAACAAATCCTTGAGGGGTATCAAATACTCAAGGTGTTGTCAGGAGAGTCACCGTCTGGGGCATGGCGTAATCACCCTGCAGTGCTTATGTGGAAGGGCTATGAGGCTGGTCTGTGGTCTTATATACAGCACATGATAGAAGAGGCTAAGGTTCGTGGGATTAAGACAATAAACAATGAGAACAACCTTAATGATCTTAAAGAAAAATGTTCGGGTAGATGGGGAAAGACCCCACCAATGTTCTGGCTTAATGACAATAAAGTAATGCGTATTACAACAACCCATAAGGCTAATCTATACAAAAAAGATCCTATTTTTTATATTGACTATCAGTATGCAGTTAGTAGTCCATACAATAAACCATGTTGTGATAAATGCAATTACTATTGGCCAACACACGCACAAAGAAATGAGTTATTAGATGCAGTTCTTTAATTTAATTACGTTTACTGGATTATTTTTAAGCATGTGCGTTATTGTTTCCTTGTCCTACAAAGTGTATACATTAAAAACATTATTAAAACAACTTGTTCTTGATCAAAGAATATTAAAGGCTTTTTCTGAAACATTAAAGGATCAATTAGATTTGATTAAAAATGAAACAGATGAAACGCAAGAGCATTTTATAAAATTTTTATCAGATTCTAGAGAAGTGGCCTTTAACTATATTGAAACCTCAATAACTTCTATTAATGATATTATTTTGTATTGTGAACAACAAATTGAACAACCAAAGTTGGCAGACTTATATTCAGATGCAAAATTAAAGTTTATTTTAGAAAAACTTAAGGTTCTTGTAGAAAGTGAACATGGCAAAGAAACCAAGTAACTCTCATTTTTTAAATATTAAAAATGATGAAATAGAAGATAGTCAAAAAATATCTCAACAACAATTAAACAATGCCAAATTGTTTTCATCTCGTGAAGAATATGTTAAGTCTTTACCAGAAAATTTAAGGTATATGGAGGTTGGAGTCGCCTGGGGATATTATTCAGAATTGGTAGCATCACAAAAAAATTTAAAATCAATACACTTGCTTGATTGGTATAACCAAGATCTTAAATGTTGGTCATGGAGAAAATTTGGAGAATGTCAATGTAGCACAAAACACACATTAGACTATACTCCAGAGACACATGAAAAATTT